TCAAGCGGCCATTCACCATTCAGTAAATCCTCCCATTCCTTGGGTGTAGCCCCAGCGCGAGGCGGGAATTTGAGGGTCGAAGATTCGACCTCGCCATCGAGAGGGTCCAGATCCATATTTAATCCAGGGGGGTGAGGTAAACGTGGCGGCCAACGCAAGAATACCGCAGTTGGTACTTACTGAGCAATGCCAACATGGCAAACATGTCGCGGGTTAGCGCTGGATGCGCGTAGATTTTTGCGGTCATACACACCTCACAGAATAGAAGCAACGATAACGGAGGCAACTACAAGCACGATGCCACTCACGGCTGTGGCGAGCAGGCAATCCGCTAGCCACAGCCGCCGGTAGACCGCGCGCATCTCTTCTTGATCAACAAGAGGGGCGGATTCAATCACTAAAGGTTCATCTGTCTTACTGTTCATACACACCTCACATGCTCAATAAAGCCTGGACCACGAGTGACAACGCGGCGGCGCCTACCACTAGGAGAATTAGCACGTCGTTGAAATCTTTACCCATGATCAGCTTCCTCTTTGATGTACTTGAACAACGTCTTGTTAACGTTCATCCTTCTGTCTAGGATACCAGGGAAGATTTCATCGATAGTATCCTCGGCGATGATGCGGTGGATGTATACATCACGATTGAACCCGGCCTGTTGCTGGCGGAGCGGGGATATACGCCCATTCACCTGCACCCATGCGTTCAAATCATACCCCGCTATGGGCCAGATGATACGCCGACCACCGAGCTGTAGGTTCAAACCCTCCACATTCGACTGGGTTTGAAGCGCCAGTACGCGGATCTTGTTTCCGTTCCACCGCTCAACATTCTTAGCGACGCCAGGCTTATCGCGGATCTCGACCAAGCCTTCGAACCACTCGCGAAGCTGCACAAGCTGGGCTTTGTATTGGTAGGCGACAATCACGTTTTCCTCTGGCGCGGATTCAAGGATGTCGCTTATGACCTGCATCTTCTCATCGTGAATGAATTCAGTGCGGCGTACGACAGCCTCATCATCTTCCAGATTCGGGTTCTCCTCAGCCGTGTAACGAAACCCAGCGGCGATCTGGACCAGCCCCGCAGCTCGCATACTGGCGCTTGCTGGGCGCTCCATTGAATCCGCAGTCGGCTTGAGCAGCGCGTCATAGCGAGTGCGTGCATGCTCCGGCAACTTGACGATGTTATCAATGATGATCGGATCAGGGATCGCCATCCGACTCAGCGTGTCATCGTAGTAGCAGATATCACGGGTTGCTTCGCGTACCTCAGCCGGGGCTTCCTTACGCGGGCGCAGATCGTAACCGTTGCCTACGCTGAGCATATATTTGTCATTGAACTTACCGATGGTATCCTCTAGCCGCTCCCCCCGATCCAGGGCATACACCTGACTCCACATGTCTTGTATGCCAAGCGGAGCCGGTAGCCCAGACAGGCAATGCACACGGGGTATGGCGAGTGAAAGTAGAACGGCTACACGGCCTTGAATCGAACCACCTGTCCTGCGAAAGTTCTTGATCTTGACACTCTCATCAAGAATCAAGGTCTGCCAAGGCGATCCGATGCGATGAACCTTAATCGCGTTAAGCAGCCAGGCCGCGCTAGTGTATGCAACGATGTTCACATCAGCCGGGTCCTTCAGCAGCGCCAGCTTCTCCTTCTGCGTACCATCGATAACGCGAGTCGTGAGGTGGCGGGTATGCGCGAACTTCGCAATCTCACCTTCCCATACAGTGGACATCGCATTCTTCGGTGCCATGACCAGGATCGGGAATACCGGCTCGACCATGTCAGCCTCAAGAAGCGCGGTTAACGTCATGACCGTCTTGCCGGACCCGACCGTTGCATACAACGCTGAGCGCGGCTTGTCTCGTATGTGGTTTATCACCTCGCTCTGCCCTGGTCGAGGAGTGAAGATTAGGGGTTTGTGTTTCACTTGTGCTCCTTCACCCATTCAATCAATGATTTATAATCCCTGAATACATCAGCCGCGAAGCCCATCTTGTTTAGCCTGTCGATCCAGTACATCTGCCCTGGGCGCATGGTTCCTGTCGGCGTCTTAAGTTCGGCGAATAGCGTGACACCTCCGGGCAGCAGAATCAGTTTGTCCGGGAATCCTGTATGCAGCTTATCAGCGTGAAATGACTCGCCACCGATTGAGCGCACGTCGCGCGTTAGGCCCTTGAAAATCGATGCTTCATTCACTTCCAAAATCTCCGGCGAACTTCGAGTTCGGTTGCCATCAAGCCAGGCGGCAGCCACTCGGGGCTTGTGTTCATGATCTCTTGCATGAGCCCTAGGTTATTTACATCCGCGATGATTTGATCATGGATATGTCCGACTACAGGGATACCAGCTTCTTCGAGCCGGATCAATGCGGCGATCAGTACGTCAGCGGCCATTGCCTGCATCAGGTTTTGAAAGCAGCGGCCACGAGTAATCTTCCTGCGGAACATACCATTGCGGCCATTTTCCAGTACCGACATCTCGCCGGTTTCATGACCTTGCCGCAGCCCCCAGAAGATAAGCTTGCGCCCGCTCGGGAGTTCAACTGTAGTCGCAGTACCGGCGCGGCGGAATACGCACTTCGCGGCCACGCCTTCACCAGCGATGAAGCAGCGCTCCACATCCTTCCAAGTCTGAACCGTGGCGGGGCGAGACTCACGCCACAGGATCTTGGCGTTCTCAGCATCTTGCACCAGATCCTTCGGGTACAGATCCAGCAGCGGTTTGAGCCACGAGGTCTCAACGTCGATATGCGGCGCCCGGATCAGCTTCCCAACCGGCGACGTATGCATCTGCGCGAAGCCTCGTAGCACCGCACCAGCACCCCCTGCGTAGCCTAGCGCCAAGGTCGCAACCTTACCCACCAATCGACCATGAACGTCTCCTCGCCGCTGCGTCATACGTTCATACGCTTGCGTGTATGCGCACTGCCCTGAAAGGAAAGCATCGAGCACCCACTGTTCGCCGCAGGCCCAAGCCGTAAGTCGTGCCTCGATGGCATTCCAGTCGATATCAAAGAGCTGGTTCCCCTCCGATGCGGTAAATGAAGGGCGTACCAGCGATACGGATAGCGGCGCGGGGGCGCTCTCGACCATATCCTCGGCGCCAGCTTCGATCATGTCAATGTCGTACTCGACAGCGGACCATTCAAGGCGCGGCTTCGGTAGATTGTGGAATTGAATCCCCCATGATGCGAACCGGCCTGTGTTCGTGGCTGCCAGGTACTCGAACATCCCGCGTACGCGGCCATCGTTCGGATCAGCGGCGGCCAGGATGCGCTCGAACTTCCCGGTGCTGGTTCCGCATCCGATTTGCCGTAACTCAAGGATCGCGCTACGCAAGGGTGAGATGCTGGTTTCAAGCGCCTCCTCAACGGTCGCCGCTGTCATGTTCGGAAGATTCAACACTTCGCATAACCGTTGAGTCTGCGAAGCGCTGGTCACCTTTCCACCAGTCAGCTTTGCGAGCACAGCGCCGGACTCTTCCTTCGCTTTGTTCGACACCCGCATACCATACTCAAGCAGCTTGCGATCAACCTTGAAGCCGCGATCATTGATCCGATTACTGACCTCAAAGCCTTTGCGCACGTAGGTATTATTCGGATAGTTCACAGTTGGAAGATGCTTGTGGATATCGCGCAGCAAAGCCACGTCATTGCGGCAGTAGTCAACGAACCGTTGCCACGACTCAGGGTCTTCCTCTGGCGACTCGAAAGGTGGGGTCGTGTATCGCTTGATCAACGCCTTCGAACCCTCGGTCTTGCCCGCGCCAGGCATCAGCACCCCCGCCAGCGTGTCGAGCGATGACGGCAGGTTGTGCGCGCGGGCCTGGATCATAGTGCAGATCGTGCGGTCAAGCGGATGATCGTAACCCCACGCCGTGTGCATCGCCTTGAGTTCGAATACTGCGTTCGCTGCTACAAGCGTGTGACGCTTAAGCAGCGCGATCAGCTCCTCATGATCCTCGCAAGTTATGATCTCACCATCATCAACCGCATAGCAGGCGATCAGGATAGCGAAGTCAGGATCAGCGAAGTATCGATGCAGGCCGCATGAGATATCGGTGCCGCTTCGCGTTTCAAAGTCGAGGTAGATCTTTGACATACTCAAGTCTCATCAGGAAGGTATGCGGTATACGTGGGGGTGAATTCACCAAACACATCCAGCTTTATCCTTGCTCCTGACGCTACGTTTTCAACCCATACCGTATCTGGGCACCCCCTGGCGATTTCAAACACTCCTGAAGCCTCATCCATAAGCTCCGCCCATTCCTCCGCCGCCGTGCTTTCGCAAGGAGTATTAAACTCGACCGCGTCGTCTTCTGTCTCGTTATCAGCCCATACTTTGTAAATCATACAGTGTCCTTTATGCAACTCTTAAGCATACGGGTTAGTTCTGCGTGCAGATCCTTCAGGTCAGCCTCATCGCTGATAGACCAATGTGTGGCATGCAAAACAAGATACTCACCTGCACCACCATCATGTACTTCGATAGTAAATGCTGAGTCTTCATGCGTGGGACCGCAACAATGCATTCCTTGACTAAACGTTACACTTGATACTTTCATACAACATCCTCTCAGATCTTTGGACAATACGCGGCTACTAGCGAAGTAGCCATTTCAAACGTGTCGAAAAACTCATCTGGAAGCGTAGCTATTTCATTGAAAACTGATTTTTCAACAAGTTTAAGCCCCTCCAAATCTCTGCGGAGAAGCGCCTGCCTGCGTTTAGCCTCTTCGCGGATAAACACACCGAGTGCATTGCGTAATGCGTTGGCCTCCTCCATCGTTAACTGTATGAAACCCTCCTCCTGTAACTGCTCGGCCACGGTGTCTCGTACATCCATCTCGCTTGCAGTTATCTGTAGACAGAACCCTTTATCAACCCCACCCCAAAACTTCACGAGCGTGTGGTCGGCCATCTTTGAATCGATATCAACTGACATATAACATCCTCTCAGCCAAATAAGGTGACCTTGCGTAACCCAGATGCACGCGCTTGCCTTCAATGCGTTTGTACACGACGTACGCTTGCGCCCCTTTGTGCCAGCAATAGCCTTTGTTGGTCTTTACTTGGAACAGGTTTGTGAATCGGTTGTTTGAGCGCTTACCGTCCTTGTGTTTGATCCTCCCTGTTGGGAGATTACCAGTCTCAGCTAGCCAGATCAGGTGATGCGCCAGATAGTCTTTCCTGTTGAGCTTGACGGTCAGGTACCCGTCCTTGCGCAGCGAACCGGCTACGCGACCGTTGAACTTCATGCGAAATGAGTTCGTTGTGCTCCAGATCAGAACCCCACGTGCTTTGTCATAGATGAAGTTCTCTAGTAACTCATCGCGGGTCATACATCCTCCTAATCTTCCAAGAACCCTTCGCAGGCTAGCTGATAGGCCACACAAGCTTTGGTATAGTCATCGAAGCATCCCAGGCTATACCGCTTCTTTTTGCGTGTGATCCGAACACGATATTTGCCGTGTTCTTTAGTGACCCCCGCACACGGGCGTAGCTTAGGGATCAACGTCAGGTTGGCTAGCCGATTGTCTGTTCGGCGATCATTTACATGGTAAACCTTGGTCTCAGGCCATTCTTCATAATAGATAGCCCATGCCAACACGTGCGCGTTGTAAGTGCGTCGATCAATCATGATCCGGATGACGCCGTCTTTGTGATGCGTACCAGCAATGGAGCCTTTGGCTCGGCTGCCGTGTCCACGAACCCAGCGGAGGTGTCCGGTGTCGGGTTCGTAAGTCAGGGTTTGGCGGAGTTCATATGGAGTCATCGCTAGCACCTACGTAGATCTTTCATATACCCCGCCGCTCTGAGTTAGAACGGCGGGGTGTTGTTTCAAAGCATCAAGGCGCCAGGGTCGATACCCAAGGCGGTGAGGTCATCATCGGTGATGGAGGAACCGGAGACGATTGGTTCTCCAGGGGCGACATACCGGATGGCGATCAGCTTGAGAGTGCAGTTTGGGGCTGAATCCTTCGGAATCCAGGTGTTAACCCGGACGCGAGCATTCACCAGACATCCAGGCCGGAACAGCTTGGAGTCTCGGGTTGGGATACCCTCCGCATCGAATGCTGCGGCCACGTCCTGAGACTGGATCTTGATTCGATAACGGCCTTCGAACTCCGCCTTGCCCATCAAGGCTCCGTCGGTCAAGGCGTAACGGTCGCCACGCTTCGATGCAGCAATATGCTCCTTAGCCTTAGCCCCCCAGACTTCGTTCGCTTCACGAATGATCGCCGCATCGAGTTCGGCAATCTGAGGATCGTTGCTCGGAAGCATGAGGGTCAGACTGTACTTACCATATTTCTGCGATGGTACGAACAAGTCGTGGTAACGAAGAATGGCATTTTTGATTGTGTAAGTTTCAGACATATTTCACCTATTTGTTGAAAAAGAATTGAACAGTTTGTTTCTGGGTTAGCGTTTCCTCTTAAGAGTTAAATTCCTGACCGGCTCTGTCATGAGCGCGGCCAGGGTCTCGGGGACCTCCCCCAATATCTTCTTGGCTTCGGCTGGTGTGGCGATGACTTCACGCTTCAATGCGGAAAGGTCGCCCACCAGGTCCTCTTCTATGGCCCTAGCCACGGCGGCTAGGTCAGTCCAATCGCGCTTGGACGCTCGACCTGGGGTTATATCCCAACCCTCAATGTCGATACCGAGGGTCAGCATGTTAAAGGCTTTCGCCTTGAGCGCACTGCTCCAGTCAGAAATAGTGTCCGCCAGATCGAGCGCTTTGTCAACTGAATAAAGTTCGTTCGTGCTGGCTTCTATTAGATCACCAAGATGGGCCTGACAGCCTATCAAACCAGGGCAGAACTTGCAATGCTCACCCGGATTGAACTCCTCGATCTTGGGCACGTAACCCAACTGTTGAAGCTCGATATTCCGCAGTGCCGCGCGTACCCGGTCAGCGAACGTGGTCAGGATGGTATCCATCTCTTCAGCCGTGTACGTATGCCAGATGATCTGCTCATGGTTAACTCGTGGCTGGTAGACCCCGACTCGATACTCATCCTGGGGATACTTTGACGCTGCATAGAGCGTCATCTGAAGCGTCTTGACCGACACCTCCTTGCGGCCAAACTTGTAGTCGGCCACGCCATTCCAGAAGTTGATATCCGCTGTGCCTTTGAAGATGCCGGGCGGAAATCCTGCCAGCGCTGGGTGTTTGGCAGGATCTACCTTCTCCTCAGACGTATATTCGATACCCTCATCGTCAAGCAATCGGACAAAATTAACAGCGCTTCGAATCATCTCCTCCGTAGCACCGGCGGGGATCTCATCGCACTTGACCACAGCCTCCAGCACAGTGTGCGCCAGTGTACCCTCCTCCGCTGCGCCGGATGTCGAGGGGGATGGGTTAAGCAAACCCCTCGCCATCGACCAGGTGCACGCCGATGCACGATCTGCGGACGATGGCGAGAACAGGGAGTGACCGCTCACGCCCCCAACTCCTCGCACAGCTTCGCGTGCATCGCTCCGTACTTATCCGACGGTAGATCAACGAGCTTGCCCGTAGGCGGCACACCGAACTCAGTCAACACAGCCCGTGCGTCGGCGGATCCACGAGCGGACATGAACTGCCGGAACTTCGCTTTAAGCACCTCCATGTCTACCACCAGGGTTTCACTGGGGGTGTCCGTTACCGGCGCTTCGACGGTAGTGCTCGCTTCTTCCACTACTGGCGCTTCAACAACCGGCGCTTCCACTACTGGCGCTTCCACTACTGGCGCTTCCACTACTGGCGCTTCAGGCTTAGCCCGTGGCTTGCGGGTTTTTACTTCCGCGTCAGTTGCAGAAAGCGCTGCCGTCAATGCCTCAACAGCAACCGTGAGGGCTTCAATTTTTGCTTCAAGACTCATCTACTTTCTCCGCGTAATATGTGATGCTTTTCTCGGCGTAAACGGCAATCTTCCGGCGAACACCTGTCTTATCGACTACAAAAACAACAACCGCTTCTTCCTTCTCTGGAGCGAACATCGCCATCCAGACCTCCGCAGCCTCCTCAAAAGATTCAGCCTCTACTTCCTCAACTCGCCCGTTGTAATCAACTTCATACACTTTCACTCTGGTTCTCCTCTGTTCACGTAGAAATTATGCGGTGGGCCGCAGCACGCGCAACCTATATCCTTTGGGTTTTGACCTGTCACATGTTTCCATTCAGCGATAGCCTCTTTCTTTTTAAGCCCTTGCCTCGTGGCGCGCTGCGCTGAAGAGCCTAAGAAGTGACGCCATTCTACCTTCCAGCCTGCGGCTTCAAGCGCTTTCCAATCGTCATCAGACAGCCACCATGAGCCGCCGGAATTGTTAGTGATGTATTCAACGTACATGTTCAATCGCTCCCTTGAGTTCGCCGTTCTCCAGCGTGCTGTGATAGCGGATGATGCACTCGATAGCTTGGACCTGCTTTGCGTCGAGCTTGAGTGCCTCCGCCAGTATCTTGAGCGGGACACGGCTACCATGCGCCAGGGTGAAGCACGCGGATGAGAGTCGGTTCGCCGCGATCCATGACTTGCGTGTCGGACCTACGTTCAGGACCTCCAGCATCTCAATTGAGACACGCGCAGCGTCGTAGTCCTTCGCGCAGATTGCCTCGATGATCTTCGTCTCCAAACCGTTAAGTCCGGCGCGATGGCAGAATTCTACTGCGTTCATTTCAACACCTTGACAATTAGATACCCCACACCAAGAGCAACCAAAAATGAGGCCGTGTAGTACAACAGATATTCAATTCTGTATGTAGCGAACACAGCGGTGACGGTTGCCACAGCGTAGCAAAAGCTGGCCCCTCTGATAGCTCCTGTAATCCGCGCACGCCGATACCGCGCCCATTTCACATCACCTCGCGCTGGTAACCATTCAAGCTCAATAGCTAGTATCCGCGTCGCGTAAAACGCTGCGAACGCGCCGAAGAGTAGAGCGAAACCGTTTACAGCGTTCATGTCAGATCCTTCGCTGCCTGAATCACGGCGGCATATTGCCGTTTGTCCAGCTGCGTCGTATTAGATACGCCGAACTTTTCCAGCACCTGTTTGGCGCTCTGTAATGGCGTAGCTAGCAGCGCGGCGACTACTTGGTCGTAGCTGGGGCCACCTAATAGGGAGTCAAGCTCCTCACGGGAGTTGACCGTAATTACTACTTGCATTGGGAACATATAGCCTCCTATACTTGCTTCAACAACACCCGCCAAGCCTATGACTGCCTCGGCAGATACGCTCAAATCGTGCGGGTTTCTTTATTCAAAAACCCAAGCCGGTGCCTTGCGTGGTACGTCCTGATCGCGCAGCGGCATGATGCATCCTGTAAAATTCTCATCGGCCAGGTGGATAAGCGCCGGGGCTTGACCGTTGTGGGCGATCCTGACGTGGCTAATCGCACTCTTACCGTGCAGCGCTTCGGCGGCCTTGTTGATCCGATTCAGCAGGTTGATGTCAAACTGCGCGGCCTCTCCGGTTACGCTCTTTGGTATGATTCCGTGGTAGTTGGGATAGTCGGGACAATCTACTTCCTCGATTACCTGCGTGCCAGCGTAGGAGATAGTGATCTTTGAATCCTCGACCGACAAGTCGATAGTCGTGATCTGCTTCGGGATCTTGAGTCGATCAAGTAGTGTGTTCGGAAGCAACACCTTGAAAGGCACAGGCTCAGGCAGGCGGAACACGCCGCATATAACACCATCGCAACCTACAAGGCGATCATGCTCCACGTAAACCCCGTTGAGGTACGTGCGGATGTGTTTGGTCGCTGCGAATTGACGTGCTGCGTTCAGGTATTTGACTGGGATCATATTACCACCTTCGGTTAAAAATAGGTTTCTTTACCTGCCTGGCGCACCAGGGTAGAGAAGCGGATCGAAGGCATATGCTCCCTCTACCCGGGTCCTGAATGCCAAGACGTATGCTTCTACCACACTCGGCGTGGTAGAAGCGCCAAACCAATCTTCGAGCAAGGTTTCGTGGTGCGCGGGTATGGCATGGATAATCCCTATTACTTTATATGAACAACTGTATTTTCGGCATTCGGAGAGCATTTCTTCTGCATAACACTCACCTAAATAGCTAGCTGCTTTTACCTGACCATTCATAAGAAACTCCTAAGTATTGCATCAATGCCGTTACCGGCGAATACGAACTGAATTTTGCGGCGGTACGTTACCAGGTAAAGAACGCCGGGGATTATTGGGGTGGCTTTCATGGCGCTATCACCGAGTTATACCCAGCCAGGTAAGACATGATCAGATCCCTGGTTACTCCCCCATGCCTATCACTGAGGTCAAAATAGTCTGAATCCAACACACCGGAGTACAGCGTGAGTTTTCCTTTTGCTTCAGGATGCTTATTCAAGTAGGCAGCGAACTTGCGCCCTAGTCTGTATGCATATCGGTCCATTCGATTCTCCTTGATCTTGCGTGTAGTTTGACACGACTAGCGGGGTTTGTCTGTAAGCATTTGCTGAATCAGCAAGCGCGTGAACAACTCGTCAGTGACGTGGAAGGTCCGGCCATCGCTGGATGGGAAGCCGAACTCCTTGGCGAACCGGGCAACGGTGTATGCCTTGAACTTGGCGGCAGTGACGCGGATGTCGCTGCTCATATTCTCATACACTGACCGGTGCATGCCCCGGATCTTCGTCGCCGCCAAGGATGGCGTGAACGTGCGCCGTTGCAGAACGTACCCGCGAGGGAGAGGAAGGCGGATCGATATATAGTCCCTAATGCCCTGCCCGGCGGCCTGCATCATTGCTTGCGTGGGTTCAGGGAATGCCAACGGCGCGACCTTCGGTTTGTGGTTGCGTTCGATACGCCCCAGCAGCACGTCAACCCGTTGCCACCAGCCAAGTTCCGCCGCGTTCAGGATATGCCCTACCGGCACAACCTCGTGGATGCTGGATAGCCGAATGAGCGCGTAGCACGTCTCCTCGGGGCAGTCCGGGTATATATTAATGAGCGGTAGCAGCTCGCTGGCGGGGAGCGATCGCTTGCTACTCTTCGGGCTTACCAGGAACAAGATCGCGGCGTTCAAAGCAGCTTTGCTGTCTGACGTTTCAAGGCGACGGCGCATCATCTTCTGGTCCAACAAGGTTAAGACTAGCGCTTTATCGATTGGTGGCGGCGGGGCGCAGTGTTCTGCGGTGCGTTGGTATGGGCTCATCAGACGCGGCGCCGGAGCGGTAAACAGACGCTCATTGACATAGCTTCTATGCCGATCCACGAACGCTTCCAGGCGGGTTAGCTGCTCAGGTGTTGCGGTGAATGGGTCGCGGCCTACCATATCAGGATGCTTATCCGCGAATCGCTCGCAAGCGCGTGTCACCCATTGCTTATACGTCACGTCCCGGCGGCGGATGCCACCTATCATGCGCTCGGGGGCGATGGGTGGGAGGCGTGACGGGGCCGGGATGCGCAGCTTTGTGTCGCCGGTGCTGACCAGGCGCCACAGGATCGCAGCGACGTATGGCGCGAACTCTTCGATTGCAGCGCTATCGTTCACCCTATCAGGTCCTCCATGAACAGGTTGCGCTTGGCGCACTCAAGCGCTTTTAGCGCCCATTCGTGCGTGGGGTACGTCCCGAGTTTGATTAGGCCAGTGCTGAGCATCAGGTAGATTTTATCCGTGAGCACGTTCGGATGCGACTCCTTGCGGGATAAGTGCGAACTGTTGTACTTAACCCTCCCAGTCTCGGCGAGGTTCTCGATCCGATCATCAGCGGGTTTGCTGTTGATATGCTCAAGCTCAGATGCTGGCGGGCGTCCATAATAGAGTGTCCAGACCAGGCGATCCGCGTAGAAGCTGGTTTTGTTCCAGACCAGGATGTTAGCCCCAGCCTTGTTTACCTTATACTTAATGTCTGCGCCGTGGATCTTCCCGGTTTGCGGGTCATAGGACAACAGCGTTTTCAGATATGACGCAATAGCGCCAGTCTGATCAAGAATCGGTATCTTTGGTGGGATGGTAAGGCCCCGGCAGAACGCGCCTTCAAAGTTAGCATCAACGATTCCAGGGCAGCACAGAACATCAGGAGTCACGGAAGCGCCATGCAGGTCAGCGCCGGTCATGATCGCGTTGTCCAGGGTAACGACGTTCAAGACAGCGTTGCGCAGATTGGCGCGGGTCAGGTTGGCGCCTGTGAAGTCAGTATAGGATAGCGTGCGGCAACTTAGATCAGCGCCGGTCAGATCTTTATATGAGAAGTCTAGCCGGTCCATGCGGCATCCTCCTCAAACCAGGCGGCGGATGCTTCAGCCACAGTATCGAAGTCTCCGAGTCGGCTCCCATGGTAGTAGGCCACGAACGGACCGAAGATCGGTGCTTCTGCTATATGAACCCCGTTCCGTATGCCGCGCTCCTCGGGGGTGTATGTCGTGGGGTTGTTGCTCTCATAGAGCGTGTTGAGCTTGATGTATCGGCGGATACCATCAGAAGGTTCTATCCGGTAGTCGGGCCACGTGCCGTAGGCGAGGAGCCAGGCCACGGCGCCAGCTTGGTAGCTTTGCCCCCTGAGTTTTATAGATGTGAAACCATATCCGCCATTCCCACCATCGCCCACTGAGACAATAGCCCCCGCTGGACGGTTACCGCGGGCGTATTTTGACAAGATATAACCTCGCTCGGCGTCATAGATGTAGTTCGCCCTGATCATGTCAGCGGCCTCTTGAGTGTATTGCGTCATGTCGAATCCTCTTGTTGACAACATGGGAGCAGCATAGCGCATCGTCAACAGCGTGTCAAACAGGCTGATCTACTTTTGGGCGCCGAATTTGCAATACTGCTTGTTTTAGGTAAGTGCTTGATAATTCATACTGTTTGAGTGGTTAAATAACTATCCCTTAAATTTTTGATTACGCACTATATTTTGTTCTAGCGTAAGGTTTGTCAAATTGTTGTTATACTCACGATGAGCATAACGCCATTTTTCACTACAAGTACTTTGGCTGTGCAACAACTTAAGGAATAGTTATTTACCCCGGTGATTCTACTTTATCAGACAATGACTTGCGTGAAACAAGAGGTCATTCCCGAGTTTTTAGTCCAAATTATACCGACACCGGTGTATGTATATGTCAACACGAAACGAATGATATCAATAACTTGCCCGCCGATCTACTATCAGCGGGCTGGATTTCTACTTGAGACGCGCCGCGTCCAGCGCCTGGCGCAATGTCTTAGGCGCTACCGTCCAGGTCTCTTCCCACGCGCTGTAACAATCGCCCCGCGTATCTACTTGCAGGCCATCGATCCGCAGTCCGGTGCTAATCTGCCCATCGCCAGACTGGAAGTGAAAGCCGTCTTGATCTGATCCTCAGAACGTGCATAATCTAAGCCTCTCACAGCGTCTAAAACCATCGACCCGCTACCCATCTATGCCCTAACCCCGGATCGCCTCTCCTAGACGTTCTCCGGGGCTAGGGCCGGGTTAATTACTCCTCCTCCTCCTCGGAGTCATCATCGTCATACTCACCGGGCTCATACTCGCAATAGCCCACCCGGTTCCCGTTGCTGTCGCGCAGCTTGAATTCCGTGTGCCCGTTCTCGATCTTCCGCGCCGCTTCCCGAAGGATGCGCGCCAGCTCAGCGGCTTCATTCCCATCGGCGAACGCAGCATTACCCGTTTCAATTTCAATCGTAAGCATACAAAACTCCTCAGATCGTTTCTAAGCGCCCAGAACGCCTAGGCGCTACCCATCTATACCCTAGCCCCTGATCGCCTCTCTCAGACGTTCTCCGGGGCTAGGCTGGCGTATTTCACCACTTGCACCGGCTCAAGCGTCCGCCGCGCCATGCGCCGCGACTTGCGAGCGTAGGTAGTCTGTTTCTTGGCTCGCCGGAAATCATCGGCGGCCCATGTCCTGGATTGCGCTGTCATCGTTCGGTCTCCATGATTGTTTCGTTGTACATGGCCAGATATGCATCCCAGATCGGCCAGTTAAGGTGTCCACCATCCAGCGCGGCCAGCGCCTGCCGATCTGCCGTGCATATGTCGTAATCGTCCGCCAGCGCAGGAGCTCCGATAGGCGCACGCATGGCCGCCTGTTATAATACGTCGCCCATTCGCGGGCCAGTTCGCGCGCCAAGGCCAATTCCTCACCGCGTAGACCTTGCTTTTCCATCTGTCAATCCTCGCTAACGGTTAGAAATTCTTGCTTCAATAAACCGCAATGCCGCGATTGTAATAGCTACCCGCTTCCAACTCTTCGATGATGTCCTGCATGCGCAGGATATAGAGAGCGCATCCGCGCGGGTCGCCTTGGATGTAGTGCGTCAGATGCGGATAGCGCGCCATGATGATGCTCAAGCGCTTGAGTGCGCCGGTTTCCATGTCCCGCGTCCGGTAGCGCGTGCCGACATCCGGGTTGTACCAGTGAGCGAGACCGGTCTCCTCATCACGCTCGATGCATCCATGCTCGGTGCCGCATTCCGCCTCATGCCAGCGGTGCAAGGTCATCGATATGCGGCGCAGCGCTTGCGCATCTTGATAGGTCACACCCTCGGCTTCCAGGGCGCGGACCATTTGGTATTGCTCGATTTTCATGGCTTGTTACCTTTGAGTTCATACATTTCAAGGTAGGCTTTATCCGCGCCTTGCACCGCGTAGGCTAAGGCGAGGGAGAGTTCAATTGCGGCTGTGAGCGCTAGGATCATCAGGGTGGTCATTTGATGTTTCTCCGTTTGATGGCCCCGCGTTTCGCCGGGCTTGTTGATAGTATCGGCCAGCGCTGGGATTTTGTATGTAAGCATTTTGCTATTCGTTTTGTAAGTAAATGATTACAAGTTAGGGGATGCTAGGGTAGCGGGTCCCTTGAGATCGTGGCGCTGCGGGCTTCTCCTTGAGCCTGAAATGTATGCATATTCGCCAGATGTGCATAGGTTTTCTAGTTTTTGTATGCATGACGCGCCGCAGGTCGTTGAGGTCCAGGTCGTTGAGGTCCAGGTCGTTGAGGTCCAGGTCGTTGAGGTCCAGGTCGTCGAGGTGCTGGTCGTCGAGGTCCAGGTCGTTGAGGTGCTGGTCGTCGAGGTCCAGGTCGTCGAGGTCCAGGTCGTCGAGGTCCAGGTCGTCGAGGTCCAGGTCGTCGAGGTCCAGGTCGTCGAGGTCGGAGCTTTTACCTGGCCTATGGATGTTACGAGCTGATGGGGGCATGGGGGGAAACGTGGTGGCGCCGGTGCGCGTATATCCGTCCCACAAACAAGGCTAAAATTTCTACTTAAATTTGACAAAACTTTAGCTAGTTATCCAATTAGCAATCAATTATTTCAAGCGCTTATAGGAAAGCGATTAGCTAACATCCCCAGAGCAGCATAATCTTAGCCAATCCAGTTGACAACACTCAACTAGTACGGTACTGTACTAGCACAGGCTTCAACAGTAGGAAGTGGAGAAATTCATGCCCAGGCATAATTCTATCGCGGCGGACAACAGTGGTAAGATAATTCTTGATCTATGCGGAGGTACAGGCGGTTGGTCTAAACCATATAAAGACGCGGGATATGATGTTCGGATAATCACGCTACCGGATAATGATGTATCGACGTACAAACCACCTAAAAACGTGTACGGCATCCTAGCCGCACCACCCTGCACAATGTTCAGCCGCGCTAGAACAACAGCCAAAACACCGCGGGATTTTGAGGGGGCCATCAAGGTAGTTGGGGCTTGTCTTAGGATTATTTGGGAGTCTCAATATGATGAGAGGTTCACCTTAAAGTTCTGGGCTATGGAAAATCCTGCGGGGTATTTACGGAGGTTTATAGGCAACCCCCCTTTTAAGTTCCATCCATATGATTTTGGTGATAGGCACAGTAAACAGACTTTCATTTGGGGCATGTTCAATGAACCAAAGAAAAGCCCCATTCAGCTAAACCAGCAAGAATTATTAGCCTCTCGTATGAATACTAGGAAGCTACCGCCCATCCCCGAGGGTTATAAGCAAGACGGATATATGAAACCTATACAGATACGTAGATCGATAACGCCGCCTGGCTTTGCGAGAGCCTTTTACGAAGCAAATAAATGAATTGTAACTGCGTAGTATCAATCCAACCAATCCGGTTGACACGCCGTCTTGTCAATGCTATGCTCTTCACCACACACCGCAAAGGAGCCAATCATGGAGCTTGTTACAAAGACCTACGGCGACCTGATCGTCATCACCCCGCCCGACCGAAACATGTTCTTCCACATCTACGTCACCCCGGACGGTGTTGACATAACCGACGTTTCGTGCCAAGGTGAGCTCGCAGTGTCAACGCTGCTCGAAGCAATCAAGCTCGCTAACGAGATTTATGAGGGGTTCAAACGTGATCGTAGTTGAAGAAGTTGACGACACGGTGTACATCAACGGCACTAACTTTGCTATCACCGTCACCGAGTCAGACATAAAGCTAATAACGGCGAGGGATCTTGATAGAGAAGGTATCAAAGCTTTGACAGAAGCGTTAGAGGTTGCTGAGCGCATACATATTGACATGTGGCTCAAGGCGGCGAGGGAGAGGTTAAATGCTTGACACACAAATCGGTGGTGATCATTACGCCAAGATGCAGATCCAACCCGTGCAGTTCATTCACGCGAACAGCATCCCCTTCATTGAAGGCACGATCATCAAGTACGTGAGCCGTTGGAAGTCCAAGGGTGGACTCCAGGATCTTGAGAAGGCCCGCCATATGGTCAGCATGTTGATTGCCTACGGTCCGGACGAGCACGCGGTGTACATGCCAAGCTTCGACGACCTGACCCGCGCTGTCGATGATTACGTCTCAGCGAATGACATCCCCCGGATGGAGGCGCTCATCATCGAATACGTAGTCACCTGGCGCCAGACAAATGGTGTCCGCACGTTGAAGCTGGCCCGCTCGCTGCTGGACACGATGATTTCTAATCGAATTCGAGAGGTTTACGATAATCATGCTGGTATTTAATATCGAGCCAGAGATTTTCTCTGAAGCAGAGCGTATTAGACTCTCCTACCACTGCACCTTGCTTGAGAGCGATCTTGAGGATAGTTGTGATTTTAGCGTTGCCATGAATAGGTACGAGGAGCTTCAGAATGAGCGTTAGTATTGTTGAGGATGATGAAGGACTAGACTTCATTGGCAGCTCTTCCAAGGATGAGCAGTACCGCTTCTTCAGCATTGAGGTCAGCAAGGAGGCGATTGAAGTCACGTTCGCCTACGCTCGCGGCCCCGAGGCTATCACCGAACTGATCGATACACTGAATGAGACCATGCGCGTATACGAGGAGCTTCAGAATGGAGATTAAAAAAGACGGTAAATTCATTGTACTCACCGACAAAGATTTCACCATCACGGTGAACAAGAACTTCATTCATCTAGAAATAGAGGAGGAAGGTGTGTACATTCAGGAGTCAATCTCCGATCTGATCGAAGCGCTATACCAAGCGCAAAGCATTTATGAGGAGATGCGCGGTGAGCTTTAAAAACAAAGAAGCCGAAAAAGCCTATGGCGCTAAGTACCGCGCCGAGAACGCAGCACGCGAGAAAGAGCGTAAGGCTAAGTGGTATCGCGCAAACCGCGCCGAGATCGCTAAGCGCCGGAAGGAGCGCGCGACTATCGATGACCTTGTGGGAGACGAGTGATGAACAGGAAAGAACGTATCGATCTGCTGCTGAAGGATGTACCTATTCCACCCGAAACATTGGACGATAGGATTCTTGAAAAAGTACACACGATTCCTTGGTTCGCTTCTGAGTATAATAAGGAAGAGGAATCGCTCTATGTTAAACGCAGCCTATCACATGCAGAGGAGCAACAACCCCATGACGCAGAGTGAAGAAAACGTATGCTTCGTTCCCAGTGACACGTTTCTCGACGCCTTCTATCCGGAGGGTGGCACCGGGGCCGCCGCGAGCTTTACCTCCGACACCGCAGATAGCGTAGCCATGTTCTCCTACCGTGGCCCACCCGCCGTCGCCGACTACAGCTTTACCGTAAGGGCCAGCGGTGGCACATCCAGCCCCCGGAGCGACGGCTAGCTTATCGGCGCGTGCAATTTCCCCTTCATAGGCGTAATCTGTTGACTTAGCCAAGTGGAGCCTCGCTAGTGGACGAAGAAGACCTGATCGGCGACGTAGACGATATCATTGCGGGTAAGGTTACGCCAGCCTATCAGTTGGTGGACACTGTTGCGCGCGATTCGGCTGTGATTCAGAGCAAGCAGGAGCTTGTCTGCGCCGGGCTGCATTACGACTTCCCGCCGAAACTCGCCTTCGAATACGCGCTCAACGCGGAAAGCCACGCTTCGCTATGCGAGAGGTACAACTTATCGCCCGATGAGTTCAAAGGGTTACAGGCGTCCACCGCATTTCAAGCCTATGTGGCGACATTCAAGAAGGACATCGCGGAGTTTGGCCTTGGCTTCCGTATGCGCGCCCGCGTCCATGCTGAATCGGCGCTCGATATCGCCATGCAGATGGCACATCTTGAGGACACACCTCCTGCTGTACGGGCTACGCTGCTGGCACAGGTCGTTAAATGGGCGGATCTTGAGCCGATGAAGAAGCAGGTTGAGGCCGAGGCCAACACCGTGAATATTCAGATCAACCTGTAAAGGATATGTCATGAAGGTAGGTGAGTACCGTGAACTTCCGCCTGAAGGTCACCCACTAAGGGAGCTAGGGGAACTCTTGGCGGATTACTTGAATGAGGATCATTGGGCGAAATGTGAAAAACTATTGCTAGATGCTTGGGATCATGAAAGAGCGTTGTTAACACGTGTCTGAAATCAACATCAAGTTCAACACGCCCGGAGCTATTGCCTCCGCATACGGCATATCGATGGCACCGTGGCAGATAATCGTCGGGCCATACGGGTGCGTCTCTGGGGACACCCTAGTGCTTACGGAGCGGGGTCCCATCCCCATTTGCGATATAGACGGTCCAGTGCGCGTCGTAAGTTGGAATGCGAAGAATAATCGATTTGAGCTTTCTCTAAGTGGTGGAGCGTTCCCGAAGCAAATGGACTGTCTATACCGAGTGACAACGCGGCAAGGAGAATTGCGTGCACTCGGATCTCACCGGCTAATGCTCGCTGACGGTAGCTATCAACGGGTTGACATGTTAACCCCCGGTCAGTCCGTGTCCCTATGTTCTTCAGACCTTCTGGGCTCCATTTGCGAGAGAATCCCGTTATCGTCGCACGGAGGTGATCCGCGTTTGACGCAAACACTCGCAGATTACATGGGGCATTATGCAGCGTCAGCCCGTCGATATGGTCAACTACTTCTGAGGGAAGCAGGTATCGCCCAAGGGTTTGCTCCATCACATGCCGGTGCTCTGCAATACGGCCAGTTCTGCGGGCATGAGGATGGCCTTCAGGGGCCACAATGGTCACATACCCATCATTGTCAACAGACCGACCGCCTATCCATGCCGGATTCGCTGAGCCCCTCTTCGCGCCCGGCTTCGGCCTTTTGGCGTCTGCTCGATTCGCCACCTTTCTGGCATATCGCGCAGAGCACCCAACGACTTTTGCAATCTCTTCCGATGTCCGGATTCCGTCAGCAAGGGCAAGGATCTTCTCACTCGTATCGCTCATGTAACCCCCAAGGTGATTGCACCAGATCCGAAGGGTCCATTTTATCAATCGAGCGCCTGCCATGCAAGGAAGCGTACTGGGACATGCAAGTCCTGGACACGAATAATTACGTGACCGCTGACGGAACGATTCACCATAACAGCGGTAAGTCTGTATGCTCGATCATGGGCAAGATCCTTCGTTTATGCTCGACACAGAACAGGGGTCCGGACGGCAAGCGCCGATCCCGCTGGGCAATTATTCGTAACACGAACCAGCAGTTGACCGACACGACACTCAAGACGTGGCGCGAGTGGGTGCATGAAGGCCCAATGGGTACGTGGCATGAGACGCACCGTACATGGTATCTGCGTTTCAACGACGTGGAAGCGGAGATCATGTTCCGCGCGCTGGATAAGCCGGGCGATCTTGGTAAGCTGTTATCCATGGAGCTGACCGGCGCGTTCATCAACGAGGCCCGCGAGGTTCCTTTCTCTCTTTTCGGTGACATCTATGACCGAACGCGCCGGTTCCCGAATCCACGCCGATCACCATCAAACTGGTATGGTCTGATCGCGGATACTAACGGCCCGGTTGATGGCTCCCCGTTGCAGACACTGATCGAATCGAGTAGCAAGCCTGGCTCCGACGTGTCGCTGACGAAGTACAACGACGAATACACACGCATCGAGACCCGTGCTTCGGGTATCCTGATGCCTTATGCTCCGGGTGAGGATAAGTCATTCACGCAAATCTTCTGGCAGCCGAGTGGTGTGTCTCCGGTTGCGGAGAATTTGGACAATCTTGCTGCTGGCTACTATCATGATATGATTCGCAGGCCAAGCACTTCACCAGATGGCGTAGATGTTTCAGTCCACGCCAAGTATGCGGTCAGTGTATCGGGGACGCCGGTGTTCAAAGAGAGCTACGATCCAAGTGTGCATGAGTCGAGGGAGCCACTTAACCCAATCGCAGGGCATCCTATCCTTGCTGGTATGGACTTCGGGCGTGATCCGTCCTTGGTGTTCGGGCAGTTCGATGATGCGGGCAAGTTCCGCATTCTCCGCGAGCTTATCCGCAATAACATGACACTTCAGCGCTTCCTGCCAATCCTCAAGAGCTTCGTGCTCGATAATTTCGGGTCGGAAACGCTGGCAATCTGCGGCGACCCCGCCGGTGAACAGCGCAGCGGGCTAGTCGATACGACGGCTTACAACATGCTGCGCGATGCGGGATGGACTATCCTCCTACCACCCAACGGAAAAGGTAATCGCATTGGTGAGCGACTGGCCGCAGTTGAGTATTTCCTATGCAGCCGTATTCCAGGCATGTTGATCGACCCAAGTTGCACCGTCGTTAAGCGCGGATTCAGGGGTGGATACCGGTACAGCACCGACAATGCCCCGACTCCAGTGAAGGATCAGTACTCACACCCGATGGACGCGACTCAATACTTATGTCAATACGCGATGTGTGGTAGATTACCGACATCTAGGTCTGACTTTATGCCGAGCTTTGATGAATACTCAAGCGGGCCGGTGGTAGCCGACAGAATCATGGGGTATTGACGCGGTGAAAAAAGAAGATAAAAGCAATATCCTTGGTGCGCATCTTCGGACTATGTTCGATGAGTTCTCCAAGGAGCGCGACTCGCTTGAGGAGCGTTGGCTGAAGTCCTATCGGCAGTGGAAGGGTGAATACGACAGCGACATCGCGTGCGGTATTCCACCAGACCGCAGCCGTGCGTACCCCCGCCTGACCCGTGTTAAGGGATTGCACCTCACCTCGCGCATCCTCGATGTAGTAGCCGACCGGACGTATAAAGTCGTACCCAGCCCGGCGCCGTCTGTACCTAACGAAGTGCTGCAAGAGATCCTATCGCGCGAGGGTATGACGCCCGATAAGGTCGAACCCGCCATCATGGAATGGGCCGCTGACCAGGCGGACAATCTGCAACGCCGTATCGATGACCAACTGGCTGAGAACAATTACGATGAGATTCTGAATCGTGTCGTCAAGAGCGCCGTCATGTTCGGAATCGGCGTCGCCAAGGGCCCGGTTGTAACAGAGCGAGATCAGCGCAATTGGGTACGTGACCCTGAGACCGGAGAGATGACGTACACGGTCTCCAAGGTCTTGGTCCCTTGTATCGAGCATGTGTCGGTGTGGGACTTCTATCCTGACCTGAGCGCGTCTAGCGTCGAGTCAATGGATAAGATTTTCGAGCGTCGCCGGTTGGGGCGCCACCAGCTTACTGAACTCGCCAACTCCGACCCTGAAGGTGGGTCTGGCTACCGTACAGCGGTGATTAAAGAATGGCTGAAGAATAACACCAAAGGCAATTATCGCCGCCCAAGCTATCAGCGTGAGCTGGATATTGAGGGTAACCCTGAAGATCGGGCGTATGAGCTTATCATCTGTTACGTCAGTCTTTCTGGGCAGGAATTGAAAGACGCCGGATTGCCGGTTTCCGAACGGCAGGAATATGACTCCGTGTTCGTCGAGGTTACGCTGCTGGATGATAAGGTCATCCGTATGCGGCCATCCCCCTACGCGAAGAACGTGAACTTCTATCACATGTTTATTCTCGATTCGGATGACGACGGGCAGCTTGTTGGTGAGTCGTTCCCAGAGTCCGTGCGTGACGCACAGCTAGGCATCTGCTCCACGGCACGGCAGTTGAGTGATAACGCCGCTGCGGTCTGCGGACCAATGGCTGAGGTTGATGTAAGTCAGCTTGTGAAAGGACAGAACCTGACGCTCCGGGCGTTCCAGGTGTTCGTCAAGCAGTCCGACACGATGAACCCAAGTACCACCCGCGCTGTGAATAACATCACCATCGACTCCCGCATCACCGAGTTGCTCGCTGTACACCGTATGTGGCGCGACCTGATGGACGATGAATCCATGCTCCCGCCGATTGCCATGGGCAACGTGCAGGGGGAAGCGTTACGTACAGCGGCGGGGACATCGCAGCTCGCGGGCGCGGCTACCATGACGCTGCGTAACATGGTCAGGTCGCTTGATCGCTATACGCAGTCTGTCATCAACGCGATGGTGGAGTGGAATTACACGTTCAACCCATCGTCCGACATCATCGGTGACGCCACGGTCGTGATCGACAAGACGATTTCGCTGGTAGCCAAGGAACTTCGCGGGCAACGCATGATCGATATAATCGGCTCCATGCCGCCGGATATGCGTCAGGCTGTTGTGAATCAAGAGAAGGCCGCCGAGTACATGTTCCGCACCAGCGACCTGCCCGCAGACGTGCTAGTCAAGCCGGATGCGGATATCGAACAGGCGCAGCAAGCCGAGGCAGCCGCCGCCCAAGAAGCGCGGGCTGTGGCACTTGATCTTGATAAGGCGCGGGCTGAGAAGCTGCGCGCATCGGCGCAGGCGCAGATCGCCAGCATCGAGCAGCGCGGTAAACAGGTTGATATCCAGGGAGCGAAGGCCCTGGCCGACACTGAGGATAAACTTAGCGAAGCGGACCGCAAGACCGCCGAGCTGTTGTACAGCACGCAGAAAGTAGGAGGGCAAACCAATGGCGCAGGAAACTGAAGTAACTCGTGAAGATGTATTCGCTGTCCGCACTGACCCCGGAGTCCGGGTGGTGTTGAACTGGTTGTTGCAACGCGAGCGGATGATCAGCGCCAGCATCGATGTTATCCACGATTCTGACATCGAGAGTAGCGCCCCATTGATGCTCCGCTTACGTGAGGTCAGGATGCTGATTCATTACCTTACGAAAGCACCGGAAGTTTACAAACAAGAAGTTGAGGTTTGAACATGCATTCAGATATTGCTGAAGCATTCAATCATGTTTTTAGCGTCGTTAGGCAATCGCAGAGCCTATTTGAAACCGCTGAAGGCAGGGCATGCTTGATTACTGTACAGATGCCGAACAAGCTTGACTACGACGTGACACTGAGATTACCTATCGAGTGTGAAGGTTACGCAGACGCCGCCGCGAGAAAGAATAAAGACGGTGTCATAGAGGTCGCCAGCAATCCGCGTGGCGGAGCAAATAAGCAGATACAAGCTATGAAGGATCTTTTAGTCGGATTTGTAGAGGAAGAAGAGCCCGGTGTATTCTGCGCGTTTAGCGTGATGCCTGAAGATTATGAGGTTTGAATATGTCCACTGAGAAGTCTGATGTCGAGATTTGGGATTCCATCACCAGCGGTGATGAGCAGCCGGAGCCTGTAGTTGACGAGGCCCCGGCTGATGAAGAGCCTGTAGTTGATGAGGAAACCCCAGCCGAGGATGAAGCCCCTGCTGACGAAGAGCCGGGGCCGATGGAGTCTCTCGCCGCCATGGTCGGTGAGATCAAGCAGAAGCTTGAAAAGCCCGCTGAGGAAGCCCCGAAGGCTGAGACAAAGAGCAGTACTCCGGCGCCGTTTGTAGACCCGGCTGAGCGTCTGACCGAGGAGCAGAAGAAAGCGCTTGAGGTTTACGACGCTGATTTCCCCGAGATCAAGAAAGCAGTGAGTATCGAGATGCAGATGTTCGCTGAGCGGTTGCTGAACTTCCATCATACCCGCGAGACGCAGTTGGTCGATGAGATCAAAGCCGCGCTTGAGCCGCTGGTCGGTATGCACAGCGAATACACGGCTGAGAAGAAGCAACGCACTACACGCCAGGCGATCCCTGAGTTCGATGAAGTCTCTGCCTGGATCGAGACGCAACCCAAGATCGTTCGCGGCGCGTATCAGACTGCGCTTTCTGAAGGGGGAGATTCGCGCGCTGAAGTATTGGCGGCGTTCAAGGCTAGCCGTCAGGCCAAGCCCGTGCTTAGCGAAGCCAAGACCAAAGCCCTGCAAGGCATGAAATCCCCACCTAAAATGCGGGCTCCTTCGGTGTCTGATTCCGAGGAAACGCAAGACCCGATGGAGATTTGGAAGAAGCTTACGAACGGGGGTTGACATCTGTTAAGCGATATGCAAGGTTCAATCCGGCCTTATATAAGAACAACAAGATCCTGAGGAGGATTCGAACATGGGCTTAACAACTGAATCGGGTGGTGGCCTTTCGACCTCCACTCAGGTGCACGCATACAAGAAGTTCCTGGAAACCGCACAGCCGACTCTGGTTACTGAGCAGTTCAGCCAGCTCTTCCAGATGCCTGCTAATTCCACCCGCGTCGCCAACTGGCGCCGCAGTAATGCCCTGCCTCTGGCGACCACGCCTGTGACGGAAGGTGTTACCCCCACCAGCTTTGACTTCACGACCAGCAAAATCGAAGTGACGATGCAGCAATACATCGGTATTGTGGCTGTGTCCGATGTGGTCATGGACACCCACACCGACCCGATCTTGATGGAAGCCATGATGCAGATGGGTGAACAGATGCCCCAGACTGTTGAGGCTGTCCGTCTTGGCGTGTATACCGGTGGCACCAACAAAACGCAGTCCAATGGCACCGTCCGTACTGATATCAACACTGCCCTGAGCCGTAGCACCCTGCGTGTTGCGCTTCGCGCCCTGCGTCGTCAGTACGCCAAGCCGATTTCTCGGATGGTTATGCCGAGCGTCAACTACCTGACCACGCCTGTGGCCCCCGCGTTCATCGCGCTGTCCCACACTGATGCGGAAATGGACATCCGTAACATGACCGACTTCCAGCCCGTCGAGAAGTACGCTGGCTCCGGCCCCACGTACATCAACGAGATCGGCAAGGTCGATCAGGTCCGCTTTGTGCTGACCGACTTGATGCCTATGTACGCTGGCGGCGGCGCTGCCGTTAGCTCCAGTGGTATGCTGAGTGCTGGTGGCACCAATGTTGACGTGTACCCCACCCTGCTGATTGGTAAGGATGCCATTGGTAGTGTTGCTCTGAAGGGTCCGTATGCGGCTTCCCCGTATATTGTCCCCAACAAGCCGTCCGCCGCTGACCCGGCTGGGCAAGTAGGGTATGCTGTGTGGAAGGTGATGATGGCTGCGGCCATTCTGAACCAGGCGCACATCATCCGTATCGAACACGGCGTCGTCGCCGCACCAGCTTGAGGAGTGACATAACATGGCTAAAAGTGATCGTCTCAATCGATTCGACTCCGGCACCGTGACGGGTACTGGCGCGGCAATCAATCTGGTACTCGGGTTCAAACCCAAGTATGTGAAGTTGTTCAACACTACCACGGCTGCTCAGGTTGAGTGGATGGACGGCATGGCTCAGGCTGCTGGCATCAAGTCCGTGACCGCAGGGACGCAGACTTATATCACCTCCGGTGGTGTAAGTGACTACAACAGCACGCAGTTCGGACGCGGTATCACCATTGGCGCTGACGCTGCTCTGAACGTCAACACCAACCCCATCATCTGGATGGCAATGGGCGAGTAAAAAACCTAGCCCCCTGCGTTGTAGGGGGCTATTTCTAAATGAGGACTGTATGGATAATTTGAATGAAGGTGTAGTCGAGGATCTGATTGAAGATCCTGCAAAGCGTGCCAAGGTGT